AAGTTCCATTATTACCATCAACACCTGAAGTTCCATCAACACCTGAAGTTCCATTAACACCATCAACACCTGAAGTTCCATTAATACCATCAGCACCATCAGCACCTGAAGTTCCATTATTACCACTAGTTCCATTAATACCTGAAGAACCGCTTAAACCTGAAGTTCCATTATTACCATCAACACCTGAAGTTCCATCAACACCTGAAGTTCCATTAACACCATCAACACCTGAAGTTCCATTAATACCGTTAACACCACTAGTTCCATCATTACCATTAATACCTGAAGTTCCATTAGTACCGTTAACACCACTAGTTCCATCATTACCATTAATACCTGAAGTTCCATTAACACCTGAAGTTCCATTATTACCATCAACACCACTAGTTCCATTAATACCTGAAGTTCCATTATTACCATTAATACCTGAAGTTCCATTAATACCATCAGCACCATTAGTTCCATTAATACCTGAAGTTCCATTAATACCTGAAGTTCCATTATTACCATCAACACCACTAGTTCCATTAACACCTGAAGTTCCATTAACACCTGAAGTTCCACTACTTCCATCTGCTCCATTTAATCCAGTTACTGTAGCGTCTGTGAAATCTACATCACCGTCAAAACTCACGCCACTAGTTCCTGCACTCATTGGTAATGAATTACCTTCACCGTCAGTTAATCTTTTTTCATTGCCAGTTAATGGTTCATTATCAAAAGTTTTTATTAAACTTTTGAATGTATCTCTAACTCTTTTATTTTCTAAACTTTGATTCATAATAAATTATTTTATTCTAATCCTAATACAATGGTCCACCACCAGCTATTATTTTGTATAGTACTATATCCATAATGATCGGCTAACGCAATTAACCAGGACCCATTTAAGGGTTGAGTTACACCTAATTCAATACAATGTAATTGTAACCATGTAGCACTTTCAAAGTCATTAAATGAGGCTGATGGATTTTGCCATAGGACTAAACTTGCTAACCATGAACCGGCGGTTTGACTAGTAACTTCACCCATTGAAACTATCTGAGTATATCTTTTTTGTAATTCTACATCTGTCATAATCTTTTATCTTTTTAAACCCGAATCTTTTAATTCATCAATACCTTTTTTAATAGTTCTAGTTAATTTCTGAAATAATGTCCAGAATCCAACTCCTTTTACTTGTCGATAGTTTTCTTCAATTGAAAATATTTCTACACTTGCTATAATTAGACAGATAAATTTGGTGAATAACATATGTTGTGGTAACCAAATCTGTAATATATCATTTATTAAAAAATGATCTAAGCCAAATATCATAATAATTGTTAAATAATAAGTAAATATTTTAGCTATAATACCACTTAGTGTCACTGATATTAACATTTGACCCAACTTCTTAGCTTTCCAAATACCTGTTGCAGTATCAATGATTATTAAAAACAATATAATTATTAAAATACCAGCGATTGGCGTAAGAAAAGTAATCATTAAACCCATGATTGCTATTAATTTAGTATGTATTGTTTCATTAAATCTGTCTAATTGCATTTTCGTTTATCCATTTTTTTAATTTTGTAATATTACTGAATGTTGCTGCAGTTGGTTTAATTGGAGCAACAGGTTTTAATATTTTGTTCCTCATTGTCTTTAATATTTTGTTCCCCATTGTCTTTTATCTTTAGTTATGTTTGTTACGATTCCACTAAAGTAAGGTGTACCCTTTTCTGATTGCATGTCATTACAGCTCGTGTATGAAGGATAATCTTCAATATTATTGTTTAGGTACTCTACTAATCGTTGTTCATAAAATTGTGCGGTGTCGGTTACCTTTGCAACCAAATATTTTAATTCATCTAAACCGACTTGATCAGCAGTTTCTGAAGAACCACTTATTAATCCTTTATTAACTATTTTGAATTTAATAAAAGGTAATAGCATTGCTAATGATCGATTCATTAATGCATTAGCTATATAAGAATCAATTAATAATCTTTGCTTTACTGTTAAGGTACCGGCTTTAGCTGCTGTTAAGATTTCGTTGTACAGTGTAGTTCCTAATAGTGGTTGAATATACAAATCCTGGCTTTGTATCACACCTGGTGTTAATTGATTAACTTGTACATTAGTATGTACTTGTGTAAATGCTTTTAGTTTCTCTTCACTGACTAAAATTATTATGTTACTCATTGTTTTGAATATTTTTAGTTTCTATTATTTCTGATTCATTGGTCTCAGATTCAAATAACATTTTAGATTGGTCGACCTTTAATTTGTCCAATTTGTCATAACCCATCATCTTTAAAACCCAAGCAAGTTCTTTAAGTAAATATTCTTGTTGAGGTACTATTACAGTTCCCAAGAAATGTGCATACGCAGTTTCTATCTCATCTTTATTTGAACCTAAACCAGTACCAGTATTAATACCAAGTAACAGAGGGGATGTTATTCTATGACTAGTTAAGATTCGTGATGTTACTCTTGCTTCTAATGTTACGTAGTATGTATCATTAGCATTTTCAATTGGAACGATATCAGCCTCTTTACCAGGCTCTGAGAAAAGTAACATGAACTTACCGGCTTTACCTTCACCTGCAAACGCATCATTTATTTCAGTATAAACTTCTCTTCTTTGTTCTGCAGTTGGTATACCATTATTAAATTTAATTACCATTGATGGACTTAAGCCATTGGATATATTAGCATTATGGTATCTAGAGATTCTTGCATCTAATTGAATATCATTGATTGCTCCATTATAATCTGGTAATCCATAATAATCATTATCAGGATTATATTTAGATATGTATAATATTTGACTTGCTAAGTCTTCACCTTTTGTAAATATGGTATTGAATGCTGTGTATTCTTTTGGTTTATATTCATTTCTTCTCATTTGACTCCAATCAGAAGAAAACCAATAATTATCAATTTTGTCTTCACTTGTTAGATTACCACTTCTTATCTTACGAGTATTCACATGATAAATTTCAACAATTTTATTACCGGCTTTATTCCAAACAACATTTAAAGACAACGCACCATATATTTTCCAGTCTAAACAAATCTTACGGTAAATATCATCTAGTGTTTCATTACGAGTATTAACAACAATGTCACCCCAACTTATTATACCATCTCCTGTTAGTGCTGCAACTGTTGCATCGATACATGTCTTATGTATTGCCGATGAATTGTATAGATTAACTAACTTATCAGGAAAATCATTGTTTATGTCGTAGGTTACCCATTTTTTACCGCGAGTCTCAATTACTTTTGGTAACTCAGAAACTTCAAATTTCATATTTACTAAACCGCTTTCAAATTTCTTTTCTTTTTCCATATTATTCATTTGTTAAATATACCCAGGCATTGGCGTCTTCATTATCACTTATGTATCTTTGTCCAATGTCTTCATTGTCAGATATAAAAAATTCTATGTCTGGTGTACTTGACACTAACCAAGGTATTGTTGTTAAATTTTGTGAATTGATTATTTTTATTACACCGCTTAAGATTGTTACATTGTTACTATTAATTATCATTTTATAAATACCCTCTACTTGTCGAGCTCTAAGATGTGTTATAATGTTTAAAACTGACACTTGGTATGTAGTACTTCTACTATTACCCGATACTTTATTAAATGGTATACCGTTAATACTAATTATTCCAATATTATTCCAAAAATCGGATATTAAATTCCAATCTTCACTTATTAAATTCCATAGGTCTTGAGCCACATCTTCAACTTTCAATTGGTCATTACTTACACTACTCCAAAGTTGTATTAAAATATTACTTGGTCCATCTGGAATGCTTAATGTTATGTTACCGGAATTACCTATATCGTATGTCATTGATATTGTATTTATTGTAGATATAAATTAGACTAAATATGTAACAAAAAAAGAGTAGCCAATAATGGTTACTCTTTTTTAGAATTAAATTAAATTAATTATTACTTATGCAGTTACATTTACGATTGCTGCAGTTATTGTATAAGAAGGATCAGGTTCCATACCAGTTAATGTAAGTTCACCACCATTTCTATCACCGTATGCAACACCACTTGTTACTGAACCAGCACTAAGTGAAGCACCACGTGTTAAACCAATTGACCAAAACGTACCATTACCATCTTCAACAGCAATGAATAATTTCTCATTCTGTGCCATTAATAGGATCTGATTTCTTTTAGTTGCTTCCATCTTGTTAAAAATAAGAGTTAATGATTGCTCATAAAACACTGTACCATTTTCAATTGATGCGTTTATTGTTTCTGTGAATGAACTAGTTTGCTTAGGAACCTCAAATACGAACCAATCAGCACCATCAACAACCGCTGAAGTTGTTGTTTCTAGTGCAGTGATAATTCCATCTGCAGCAGTGAAATCTACCAACGGTTCTTTTAAGATGTATACCTTATTGATACCACCTTGAGAATCTTTACAATCTACAACCCATCCAGCTGTTAAATTACATGACATATTATTAAATATTTTATTTAAAATAAAGAATCAGGTATTAACCAGATTCTTTATTTATTAGTTTATTCTGTTGCTGTTGGAGTTACACCACCCTTGTTTGTTGCAAACACGTTAACTTGGTGAGCAGCAATACCTAGTCTCCAGTAAGCTCTCATCTTAACAGTATCTTCACCTTGATCATAAAAGAAACTAATGTTTGAAGTATCATCAAGTAAACCTGTACCCGCAACCATAAAAGAAGCTGGACCAGCGAACACGTGTTCTGAACCAATTAAACCTTGAGATTTAACAACCTTACAGTTAGTACCTGGTAAGATAAGTATCTTGTTTGCATTTACTGAATCATAATGAAACAGATTAGCAGCAACTAATGCTCTAGTTAAAGTTCTGTAATAAGATGGACTCATTACCATTATAATATCTTCACGATTAATTACAGATTCTGCAATTGCATCATAAATTGCAAGTGCTTGAGCTAATGCATTAGCTGGAGTCCAAGTTGCAATAGTACCACCAGCTAAGTTGGCACCATTAACTGCTGTCATTATATCAGTTAAACCGTCAACTGTTGAATCACCGTTTATGATGAAGTTTTCGTTGAAAGCGATTATCTTAGTTACATAGTATTCTGAGATAGCTTGTTCAAAAGGAATTTCCTCAGAACCTGCAACTGCTGATGCTGACATAAATTGACTCATGTAATAATCTCTTAAGTCAGAAGGACATAAATCCATCTTAACTGATTTTTCTTTAATTACAATATCTACTTGAGAAGGTGTAATGTCACCAGCTGCAGACCAACCACACGCTTTATCGGTAACTGTTAAATCACCATCAAATAAGTTAAGTGCAACAGTACCAGATGATAATCCAGTTCTGATGTCAATCTCTTGAAGTAAATTTGTATTTAATACTGCTTTTGAAATTAGTTCTAAACTTAATTCGTCAGTATATTTTGATAGGTTTTGTAAATCAAATGCCATTTCTTTTTATATTATTTTTATTTGTTGTTTTTGAATTCTTTTATTTTCTGAATTCTATCACTATAACTTCCAGCAATTGGAGTTATGTTGTTCACGATTCTATTACCTCCAGGAAGGTCTGAGAATTCCTGAAACTTCTTACCTAAAGATTCAATCTTGTTCTCTAGTAATTTTAGTTCTACATCTTTAGCTGCAATTACAGTTTTAAGATTTGTAGAAATTTCATTAACCTTATCAGTTACGATTTTGTTATAAGATGTAAAATTCTGAGCTAATATTTTAGCAAAGTCTTCATCACTTATATTTTCTTCTACTACAACGTCTTCAATTACTTCTGGTTTATTAATTTGTGTTATTACTGAAGCTTCATCAACAATTATACTTACACCATCAGTTGTTAAATGCTCACCCATTGGAGCTGGTACAAATTGGTCTTCGGCAGTTACTACATACAATGTAGCACCAACTACGAATTCGTCTTCAACATAAACTGTTACATTACCCTCAACTAGAGTAGCAACTTCTTCAAACTTTTGTTCTTTTGTCTCAGTTGAGAAAGAGAATAAACCTTTGATTAGTTCTAATGCATTTTTCTTAGTCATTTATAAATTTATTTTTTATTGTTCATTTCTACTTTAGATATAAAATTTGTCTAGATTGACAAAAGTATCAATTAAATGGTGTCCAATACTTATTAAAGAATGCTTTCCAATTATTAAATATGGATTCATACCGATTAATTTGATGTATTATACTAATAGGTTCGCCACCAATTGTTTTAAAACTGTTGCCCTGGATCCCAATTGGTAACGGTATCTCTCCATGTTTTATTACATGTAAATTTACTACCCAAGTACCACCCGGTTTATTAAATTCAAGTGGTAATAATGTATTACTATAAACACTTTGATTATACAACGGCTGATCAATACCCCAGGTTGGTTTAATCGCATCTGGTAGGGCTTCCCATCTTTCAATTATATCTCGACAATAAAATTTAAACATACCAGCTGGTGCACCCCAAACACCTGCACACAAAACATTGTTATCGTACATTAAATGATTAGCTTCTGTTAATTTCATAACTGAATTATTCCAAGCTTGATCTTTAATTTTGATTCCTTCATCGCTTAACATAACTTTACTTTGGTCTATATTAAAAGGATCTGCAGTAAAGACTAAGTCATTAGCATCATGATGAATACAATAATTATATCTTCGCTCGGGTTGGGTATCTAAATAAGCCAAGTAACCAGCATATCGATCAACAAATAGATTCTTATCTTTGCTTAATGGATAATGAAATACTTCTGCACCATGAGCAATAATTTGACCAGTTACCTCATTATTACAGTGGTCATCTCCCCAAATTACAACATGATCAAATTGATAAGACCTGTATATAGCTGCTGTTTTAAAACAAGATGCAATAGATTCCCAAGAAGTACAACCTACTAAATATGTTATTAATAAATTTGGATTCTTAAATGAGGATGCTGATTTAATTATAGGTTTTATTACTCGAGTAGATTCGGTGTGGGATACTGTTTTGAATGGTCCAACTTGTGCTACATTATTAAATTCGGTTAAACCACTTCGTTTATCATGTGTAGTTACATAAAGTTGTTTAATATTGTTTGCATAGTTCTTACCATTAAATGGTCGATCATGGTTTTGACATTGTGTATTCCATTCCAAGTTACCTGTAAAATTATTCATCTTAACAGTAACACCAAGACCAGTAGCAATGCTATATAATTCATTATCTTCACCACCCCATGACCAAAAGTAATTGTTATATCCATTTAATTTTAAAAAGGTTTGGGTTCTCATGATAGCACTACCATAATCTCCTTGGTTACCATAAAGAGTATTTAACGCTGGTAAATCTAACTGACCTGATGTTGGCCAAATATCACAATGAGCATTCCAAATAAATTGGGGATTAAATCGAATAATCAAATCATTAATAGAATTAATTAGGATTCCTAAATTCCAATCAACATCTTTGTCAAGTTGCGCTACATGAATATGATATGTTAATCCGGTCTTGGCTAAGAAGGTCTTCATACCAGCTTTAAAAGATTTTAAATGTTCTTCTCTATTACGGTACGGCACAACTATTAATAAGTCAATCATAATGGTGATTTTAGTTTATTTATTGCGAAGATTTTATTGTCTCCCCAATTGCCATCTTTATTGAATGGCCAGATAATTAAATTTGTTGGAATACTATGCGGTGATATGTATTCAAAACTGAATTTAAACCGATTTAATGTTATTAAATCATATTCGTCGCATTGGGCATCAAATCTATATAATGAATTACCTTGTTTGTCTTCGATTATTATTGCAATATATTTAGTATTAGCATCAGCCTGTATTAATTCGGAATCCCAAACTAAAGTCTTATCGTATATCAATGTTTCGAATTTTAATAATTCCGGATCTGGATTCATAGGTGGATATTTATTTAAAGGTACATCAGGATGTAATACTGACTTATCATAATGAATACCACTCCATAATTGAAAGTCGTGTAATGATCTAGATTTACCTAAACCAAATGAACCTAAGTCAACACCAGTTAATAATTCTCCTAGTCTATCCCATGATCTTTTTCCTAACTTACCCCAATCTTTATGGTCTGTCCAATGTTTAGGTTCATCTGGTCGACCATAAAAATGATGTAAGATATGAACGTGTGGATGATACAGATTCCAACCAGCAGTCCAAAACCTAACTGTAAGATTAGTTTCTTCGCCTTCAAAATAAAGATATGGATCATAAGGTACATCAATAATTGCTTGTGCAGGACAAAATATAAATCCTGCTGCGATATGTCTAGAGGGTACAGGTCTAGTTAAGTCCTCCCAATGTGGTGGAGCAAATGGTCTTTGTTTAGTAGCACCCTTAACAATTTTATGAGTATTAATAAAATAAGGTATACTTTTCCAGTCTTCTTCCCGTTTATCTGGATACCACTCACTTGGATAAGTACTTAAAATAGCTTTACTATCATTACAATCTTCCCATGTATCAAATAATAATTCGTCCCAATCTTGAGTAAACCTCATATGAGAATCTATCTGTAAATAAAAATCTTCGCCATCATATAATGATTGTGATAATGATCGAGCCCAACAAGCTCCCCTTGAATACTTAGAATTAATTACAATGCTCTTAACATTTGGGTGGTCAACAAATGTAGAATTAAATTTCCAAAGCTCTTCTTCACTACCCCACTGATGAGTAACTCCAAAAACTAATTTATGTGGATACTTCGCTTTCCCGATCGCATCAGTAATTGTTGTAATCAATAACGGATCTCGATAAGATGCAATTGAAATAAAAATAGATTTCATATTTTAAAATATTTGTTTATGTACATTCTATGATCTGGTGTACTAATTAACACTAGGTTGCGTAAAAACTAAACATATAGTTTAATTAAACGATACCAGTTAATACAATCATAAGAATGTGTTGCTAACTATTAATGTTAAATCTTTAGCTTAAGTAAAACTGTGTAACATAAAATAACAATGATAATAAGTATTGCTTTAAATGCATTAAAGATTAAGTCTTTAGCTTAAGTACTTAACGATATAGACTAGTTTAAATTTGTTTAAGTACACATTCGGTTAAGTAAAAACTAATTACTGTTAATACGGTAAACCATGTTATTATGAATATTAATGTTTCTTTTCTTTTATTAATCATTTAATATTAGTTTTATATTTTCTTTGATTACGTATTCGATTCTAAGTGGATTGGATTTCCATTCGTCTTTGGTTAATTGTTGACCATTTATAAAATAAGAACATGTTCCATCTGCATATTGCCAGGCAGGACCGTTTAATCGATGTGATTGACCATTTATCCACCATGATTTAGTACCGTGTGACCATTCTATAGCTGGGCCGTCTTCTCGATGTAATTGTCTGGTACTATTAAACCATCGTTTAGTACCACGTGTGTCGATTTTTGGATTACTCATTTAGTATTAGTTTTATATTTTCTTTGATTACATATTCGATTCTAAGTGGATGAGATTCCCAGTCAATGTAGGTAAGATGTTGACCATGAATAAAATAATCAAACCAGCCGTCTGGATAGATTGCGGCTGCGTGTGAGAGGTTATGAAGTTCACCATCAGAGTCCTCTGTGAATTGCACGCCCCATTGATCGGTATGATAGTTAGGATTACTCATTTACTAGGTTACTATATTTGGTTTTAAGCGGGTGTTTAAGCCAGTCCTCTCTACTTAGTTCTTGACCAATAATCCAGTATTTATGTGTATTATCTGTAAAGATTTGAGCAGGTCCCCTTAGGTTATGTAATTGACCTAGCTCATTTGTTATGTATTGATTACCAAGTTTGTCCCAATTGGATGATGTGTTGTTCATAATTTAAAATAATTGTTCGGTTAAGAGTGCTGTTTTGGTTGTTGTTGTATAAATGAAATCTAATTCATCTACTGATTTAATAAATCCATTTACTTCACACCAATGAATTGCATCAATGAGTAATCCAAAGTTTTCGATTAGATCGATGTTAGATACAAAGAATTTGTGACAATTTGTTGGTGCTAGATTGTATGCT